TTCCAGCTGCTGCCGCTGCCTCAATAATCACCGTAGCTGCTACCCATTGTTCAGCTGCGTTCATACCAAAGATTGCTAAACCTGTTTCGCCACCTAAAGCATATTGATAGACTGTGTCGCTGGCTGTTCCTACAATATACATTTTTGTACCATCTGAGCTAAAAGCTACACCGTCAGGGTCATCTTCTTGGTCACTAACATCTTTACTTTTGCTGGCATAACTTGCTGTAGATACATCCCAAGCTGTTGTAAGGGTATATTGATAGACTGTGTAGTTTAATGACCCCAGAATATACATCTTTGTACCATCTGAGCTAAACGTTACAGTGTTGGGAAGATTTTCTTGAGTACTAATATCTTTACTTTTACTTGCATAACTTGCTGTAGATACATCCCAAGCTGTTGTAAGAGTATATTGATAGACTGTGTCGTTGACTGTTCCTACAATATACATCTTTGTACCATCTGAGCTAAAAGCTACACCGGTAGGATTGCTCTCTTGAGTACTAACACTTTTAGCTTTGCTGGCATAAGAAGCTGTAGATACATCCCAAGCTGTTGTAAGGGTATATTGATAGACTGCGTCGGTGATTGGTCCTACAATATACATCTTTGTACCATCTGAACTAAAAGTTACAGTGCTGGGAGTACTCTCTTGGTCACTAACATCTTTACTTTTGCTGGCATAACTTGCTGTAGATAAATCCCAAGCTGTTGTAAGAGTATATTGATAGACTGTGTCGTTGACTGTTCCTACAATATACATCTTTGTACCATCTGAGCTAAAAGCTACACTGCTGGCAGCACCTTCTTGGTCACCAATATCTTTTATACCAGAATTAATTGCTACGGAGACATCCCAAGGGGTTGACGAATTTAACCCATCTGTTTTATCTCCCCCAGCACCACCTGTATCAGTTATATTATTGTTAAATCGTGATGTTAATTCTGTAGGAACTGTATAAGGTATATCATTATCATCTGCACCGAAGACTTGTAAAACTAAACTTCCTTCTTTTAAATCTGTAAATGCCACAGAAGGAGCAATGGGTTTAGCGTCTGCTGTTCCCTGTGCTGTAAAATCTGAAGCTTTGATAGGTGTAGTGGTATCTGCACCACCATAACAAAGAATACAGCCATAATAATCTTCACTATCACCGTTCCAAGTCCAGCTTACCGAACCGCTTACATCTGCTGATGTGGCTATTCTCCAAGCGACATATAAGGCATTCCCTGTTCCTGCTGTAGCATTAACAAGCATATTCCAATTAGAATAATCTCCACTTGTGTAAATAGCTACATCGTCATCTTTACTAATGTAACAAATTAATAAATCATCAGCAACTGCTTCTGATGGGATTTGCATAGTGATACTTGTTCTGGTATTATCATTTACATCTTCTCTTATCCCTTTGTATGTTACTGCCATAGATATCCCCCCTTATTAGTCTAATGTAATATCTAAAGCACCCGCAGCATATTCAGCTACGTCATCAATACCAACTAATCTATTAGGGTCAACTGTACCCCAAATTAAAGCATTTGCTGCTGCTAAGGTAGTTAAATGATTAAGTATAACAAAATGTGTTACTGTACCCCATGAAGCAGTAGCAGTCGTAAACGTTATTGCATTTGTGTTTTCACTTGCACCAGCAGCTGCCACATCCCAAGCGTTCATAATCTCACGAGCATAAGCACCACCACTTACTTCTGTACCTGCTGCTCCTGTATCTGTTGGACTTGATGTAAATAACCCTACATATAAATTAGTTTCTGGTGTGTATTCAGTTGTCTTGAACACATGGTCTAATAGTTGATTTGCAAGATTATCACATGCTCCACCAGCACTAAATACAACGTCTATATCTCCTGCTGCAATGTATAAGTTTGTTCCAATTGGACATGCTTTCCCTGTTGTAAAGTCTCCATGTGCTAAGAAGTTTCCACCTGTAATAGCATCAAAAATAGCCCAATGTGTTATTGTGCCAAAATCTTGTTCTGCTTGTGCAAATGTTATTTGACTTGTATTCTCCGTTGCTCTCGCAGCAGCTGCATCCCAAGAGTTCATTACCACCCTTGCATAACTTCCCCCTGCTGGTTCGCTTATACCTGTGCCATCATCTAATGGGTCAGCAGTAGATAAAGCTACATAAATATTTGTTGGAACTGAATAGCTCCCTGTTTTTAATACATGGTCGAGCAATTCCAACTCTAACCAATTACTTATAGAACCTGCCATATTATTTTCTCCTTTTTATTTTATTTCCCCTTATTTTGTATCTTTGTATAATAATCGTTATCTGTTTGCTCTTGGTACATAACGACTTTTTCCATATTTTTTCTTTGCTTGATAAGAACCTCCTTTGTAAGAAGGTTTTTTCTTGTCAGTTTTACCATAGAAAAATAATTCATCCATAGACATATTTCCATTTAATACATCATTCCAAGTTTTTACACCAAGATAACCAGGAATTAATGCTTGGTATGATCTCTTTAATCTTTCCAGAGCTTTTTCTCTATCATAATCACTTTGTGCAAAAGTATACTGATACATTGCCATAGCTGCTGCAGCAGCAGGTGACCAATACATTGGTAAAACGCCAAACATAAAGGATTTCTTATATCCTAACCCGTTAAGAACTATACCACCAATTAACAAATACTTTGCATAATTAAGTCTTTCTGAGGCTGGGAGTTTAACTCCATAACCATTTTCCCCTTTGAACATTCTTGTCGCTGCTTCTCTTGTAAAGTTAAAGAAGTAATTCATCCACCAACTTTGAAGTCTTGTAAATGGTACAGCAGACTTATATCTAAATATTCCTGGCATCCCCAATGGAGTATATTGATATTGACAAGATCTTGCTCCCCATTCCATTTCCTTTGATAGCTTTTCTTCTTCGCTTTCAAAGAGATATCCCTCTGGAGTATTAGCAGTTCTTTCTGGGTCTGCCCAACTATACTTTGTATGCTGATATTTGCCCGTTATTTTCTCCATATTAAAATGATAAGCCGCTTTCATCGAATTTCCAGCGTTCCATATAGCCGACATCTGATATCCTTTGAGATACCATTCTCCAAATTTACTTAATATACCCTCTGGAACTTCTTCTAATCCAGTATATGAACGAAAATAAATACTCTTTTTCATAATTTTTTTACATTGTTCTGGAGTAGAAAACATACCTTTAACGGTAGCCTTTACTCCATATAATGCAATATTTTGAACTGTCTGAAACGTATTTCTTAATATCTGTCGTGGAATTGGTCCCATTACAGCATAAATAATCAGCTTACCAGTACCAGCTAATAATTTTGTTAATGGTTTTGGTCCAAGTCGTCTACCATAAGGAACTAATAATTTATCAAGAAATCCTTTCAGTCCACTTTGATTTAAAATATCATTAACTGCTACATCTGTTTCATTTTCTTGTCCCTTAATACATTGATTAACATAATCTACTAACCATTTTTTAGTTGTGGAAGGGATAGTTCCAGGAACAGTATCTAATGCGTCTAAACTTTCTACAAGTCCTTTGAGTGGTTTGGCTAAATGTATTTCCTTTAATGCAGTCCAAAGCATCGCATTAGTTACGACACGTAAATCTTTATTCCATAATGCTGTAAGTTCATCACCTAATTTCCTTCTAATAGCAGCAGGATTGTAAATTCCACTTGCAACTGTCTTTTCTATAAACCTTATAATTTCTTCTGGAAATGGAAAATCTCTAAAGTCTACTGGATTAGTAGTCTCAGTATCTAATAGTCCATATTTTAACATTGCAGCTTCTGCCATAACATCAATAATATGTTTAAAATAAGCTTGTTTGCCTTTAATTAAAGGTAACCCAATCTCAGCCCTTACTTGGTTTTGTCTTTTTAGTAATACCCTTCTTAACTCATCAAGATATTTGAACACTTTAGTTTCTTGTTCTGAAAGGTTTTTGGGTGCTTCTTTGTAAGTGTTTAACAATTCTGCCATTTTGGCTTCTATTGGTGTGGGTTTATTTCTTTTAAATGCTTCCAATCTTTGTCCAATAGTAGTAACACCTTTATTTAAACTACTGATAACCTTACCTGCAATATTTGATACATTTCTATATTCAATATCTTGTTCTTGTTTTCCTTTTTCAGCTTTTTCTACAATAGGTTTAACTCCAAGAACTTCACTATAAACTATGTGTGGAGTAAACAATTTAGCTATAAACGTAGGTCTCCTGAATCCTTTAGTCTTTTCAAGAATTGTTTTAGCTCTTTCCAATTGCATAATAACAGTTTCTACTTCTGTTTTAGTTAATTGGTCAACTCTTTTATCATATAAATTTTCGGCAGCTTTTCTAAAACGTGGATCTTCCTCAAGTAAAGAATCAAGTTTAGTTTGTTGTTCTTGTGTTGGCTTTATCTTTTCTTCGCCAGCTATCATTGTTTCTTCAAGAGATGAAATTACATCTTCCATAGTTTCTATTTTAACTTTTATATTTGTAATTTCTGGATCTACGATTCGTTCTTCTGCTTCTTCAAATGTAACTTTTTTGGGTCTATTACGTATAGCTTCTGCTATTTGTTCTCTTAATTGATCTTCTGTAATAGGTTTTCGTAAGCTATTAGCAACCACATCTGGGCTACTTAAATTCGGATTATCACTAAATATTCGAGCATAATGTCCAGGTCCAAGTGTGTCTTGCCATTCAGTTTTAGTCTGAACTGGCGTTCTCATTTTAATTCGCCCATAAGCATATGCTTGTATTTCGTCCCCTTCTGTAATAATTTCGCTTTGTGCATTTAGTTCATCACGCAACGCCCTAATGGCTTTTTTATATAACCTTTCCAATCCCTTTTTTTTCTTCTTAAAATCATTTAAGGATTTAGTTTCAGTTTTTAAAGTTTCTCTAAGTCTATCTTCTTCTTCTTTTATTTTCTCTACTGGTTTATTTTCAGAATAAAGTGCTTGTTCTTCTTCTGTAAATAATGATTCATACTCAATACCAATTTGAGGTGTTCCAACATCTCCTACTTCTTCTGTTCCAGCATAAGTAATTTCAGCTTGTTCTACTTGTTCAATTGTTCCGCTTGTATCTAATTCAACTGGTATAGGCATTACTTTCATTGCTTTAGAGACATCAAAAACAACTACTTCATCACCTTTTTCCTGGATGTTTCTTGCGATTACACCATCATAACCCAAGTCAACTAATTTTTTATGAGCCTTCATAGATGCTATTTCGTTGGCTTCTTTAGAAGTTTTACCAGCGTCTATAGCTTTCTTTCTTTCTGGTTTAGTAAATTTATCCCAAAAAGCTTGAGCTTCTGCTTGATTATTAATAACAAATGGGTTGTAAAGTTTTACTTTAGCTTTATGAACTTCCCCATAACCAGCAGCATATTCTTCATTGGTTGTATAATAAGTACCCTTACCAAATAATCCTTCATCTGTTGGAGCACCTTCTTTCATTCCTCTAAATACATCAGCAAGATAAACGTGTCCTGTTTTAATTTCTGTTCTTGGAGTAGTTTGTGTTTCTTCTGTTTTTTTAACTTTTTGTAACACTTCACTTACAGATTTCTTAATATCTGGATTATTATTTTTAACCTTGTCTGCTTCAATAGCCATATTAAGCATATTTGTTCTATATTGTTGCATTGCACCTTGATATCCTGAAACGGCACCAAATCCTAAAGATGATACAAAAGTTCTTGCTGATATTTCTGCTAAATCTGGTAAGATTTCATGAGTTTTATCTACTATTCTTATGGTTTCATCTTCTGTAAATGCTTGTGCAATTTCTTCTAAAGTTTCGCCACTTATTGTTTTTAATGCATCTGTTCCTGCTACTTTGAGATATGAACGCATAGTAGGTTTAACTAAAGTTTTAGTTATAGTTTTAGTAGCTGTTCCGACTAATGGTTTCTTTAATCCTGGTACTAATTTTCCCAAAAGATATATATCTTCACTTGCTTCTATTGCAGTAATTATGGCTGCGCTCCATGTAGCGGTCTTTAATGCTTCTTCTTCTGTAAAGTCATGTTCTTGTAATGTTTCAAACATTTGTTGAGCTTCTTGCGGATACATAACCATAAACATAGCCAATCCACCGACAAATGGATTACCACCACTTGCTGCCGTAGCCGCCGCAGTTATAGTCATTGTTCCAAGCGAAAAAGCTAAAGATTCTGCCATTATTTGCGATATATAACCATAATCAAATAATAATAATGGATTTTTTTTAATATTTTCTATAAAACTACCTTGATATTCTACTCTGGGAACCCATTCAGGATGCCGTGCCAATAATGCTTCGTATCCTTTTTTGGTTCTATCATAAGCTTCTTGTCCTGCTAATATATTCTCTCGTTTTCTCTCATTGACCTCATCCATAGGAAGGGTACGCTTTATACCAAGTCTACCACCAACCTCAACGTCTTCTGTTACAGGTTGATTCATGTATTTAGGAAGAAAATCATGAAAAAATTGGCAAGTTTGATAACCAACGTATAATAAACCCTGATTGAAAGTTTGAACAGCATCTATTATTTTGCCTTCTTTATACCATCCCTCAGGAACTGCTTTATAAATTGGTTCAGGTTTAGGTTTAGGTTGAGGTTTAAATTTTTCAATATCAGCAGCACTTATACCACGTGTCCTATTGAGAATGCCTGGTTTTATTTCAGGTTGAATACCACCTGTTCTACTTGCAATTTCTATTGGAGATTTGATTTCAGGCACAGTAGTACCTATACCTCTTGTTCTTCCCTGAACTTCCAATGAAGAAGTTTTTAAAGTGGGTTCGATTGGCTCAGGCGCTATATTCCTTTCATTGGGCGGAACATATTTCTTCCCTGTTCTGGTATCCATTCCATTTATAACTAAATCGGGATGTCCTTCTTTTTTATATTTAGAAGGAAAATGTCCAGTTGAATCAGGTTCTAATTTACCTGTGTCCCTATACAATGCTCTATAATCATAAAAATGTTTAGGGTCATCTGGATTTGGATTTAATCCCCATTTAGTCGCCATTATACGATAAGCAGTTTGGAAATTTTGTTCATCGGTTGTTTTTGTATTTAATTGTTCTAACCAAGTCTTTCTACTCACGTATCCACCAACTTCCTGGTCTTATATCGCCTTTACCTGTACTTCGATTAAACCACGAAGCACTTATCGTTTTCATATTATTCAAATCTATTTCAAAAATACCAGTTAAATCTACTCCAAGTGCTTTTAATTCATCCCATAAAGGTTTATATTCTGAAGCTATTGCCTTTATCCATTCTTTATTAGTCATTGTTTGTTTTGCACCAAAGAAATTTCTTGTTGTTTCTTCATTTGGTCTTATGAATCCTTCTTCGTTAGTTAAAGTATCCAGGTCTTGTGCCATGCTCTCTAATATATACCTTTTGTTTTCTCCCCAATATTTTTTAACATCAGAACCTTCAATACCTAAATCACTTAAATCGCCAAATTCTTTAATATGAGCATTAGCAAAGGTTTGTGCTTCTTCTGGGCTATCAGCATTTTTAATTTGATTTATTGAATAAGCAACATCCTTAATATTAGCAGGTTCTTGTGTAGTTGTTTTAGCAGTCCATTTTTCAAAAGTCATTCCATCAAGAATAACTCCTGCATCTTTATATTTTTGGTCTAATTGCATTTGGTTTAAAACTGATGTAAAAGAACTTTTGCCAAGTGCAGCTGCATTATTTAATATAACTGCTGCATTATGAACTATTGTTCCCTGTTCTGGTGTAAGATTCTCAGGTTTATAATTAGTCCCAAGCAATTTATTTGTTTCAGCAAGTGATGCTGGACTACCTGCTCCTGTTCCTTTAACTGCTATATCTAATCTCTCCGTATCCATTGGTTGCTGTCTACTTGCTATAATATTCCTTCCTGCTGTTGCTGCATTTATTGCATCTTGAGTTTGGAAAGTTCCTACCAAGCCCTCAAAAGCGGCTTCCATATTTGATATATCAAATTTGTTATTCCCACCATAAAATTCTAATAGAATATTTAATCTATCCATTTCTCTTGTGTATGTTTCTCTATCTCCTTGCTGCCAAGCAGAATAAACTGAACCCATTACTCCCCTCGCTTCTGCAGTTGCTCCCTGTAAAGCAGTCATAAACATAGTCTTGTCATTATCAGATAGATTTCCACCAGTCATCATGGTTTGTCCATAGGAACTACCAAAAAAATCACTAAGTGCAGTTTTAGTTTCCTCTGCCTTTTTTTCTATTTTCTTTTTTTCTTCATTTTGCCATTGCATTTGTCTTAATTGCATACCTAAGCCTGCGCCAGATTGCAATCCTTGTGAAAAGCCTAACATTCCATATCCCATAATTTATCTCCTTTTTATACCAAGAAAAACATAGCAAAGAAACCAATTACTGTTCCGACAGTTTGCCAGAATCCTTGTGTTGAGGCGGCTTCTTCCGCTGCTTCTATTTTCATTTCTTCAAGTTCAATATCATACTGATGTTGTATTGCAGCTCCGTGTTCTGACAATTGTTGTGCATATTTCATATTACCAACTGTATATGCTTGATTGATCTTCATTTTCCATATATCTACATTGGCTTGATATTGAAGTAATTTTGCCTGCTGTTTTGCTTGCCACGTAGCAAGTTTAGGTGCATATGCTAATTGTGACTGTTGGCTTAAATAATCCATAAAATGTGCTGACAACCCAAGAGCATTTTCAAAGCTTTGCATTTTCATTAAAGCATTTTGTATTTGTATATCTCTTATATTGGCAGCAATTCCTTTAGTTGTAGCAGCTTTTATTTGCTGAATATTTTTAAATTCTAAACCCCAATTATCTATGCCTCTCCGAGCCATATTGTTTTTCATTACCCTAATAGCTTCTGATTCACGTGCTATGAGTGCTTCATTGTTCTTATCTATCATTAATTGTTGAACTTCTTCGCTTAATCCTAAACCGCCCTGCTCAAGAATATCTTGAATATTACCAGCATGCATCTCTGCCCATGCTTGTTCTTCTGGACTCGCTTCATAAGCAGGAGCTTCTTCTACCTCTGGGAGTGGAGCAGCATTTGGATTATAGCCAGGAATGTTTATATCAGGTGCTTCTGGTAAAGCTGGAATTTCTTCGGTTGCTTCTTCTGTTGCTTCTTCGGTTGCTTCTTCTGTTTCGGTAGCTGTTGATATTCCATTAGGATGTGTAGATGTAGGTGTAGGTGCAGATGTAGGTTCAGGTGTACTAATCGGCATCCCAGTTGGTACTGTTTCACCTGAAACAGGGTCATATACAGTATTATAAGCTGGATTTACATATCCCTGATAACCTATATCTTGTTCTCCTGTTTGTTCTTCGTTTTGTGCTGCTTCTAACACAGGGTCAATATAATTTGGGCTATCTTTGTATGTTTTGTATTGAGCCATTTAAATTACTCCTTTTTCTTATTCCCCTTATTTTCTTGTCTAATTTCATTTAAAATCATTTCTTTTAAAGCTATCATTGAAAATTGACTTAATCTATTACCTAATTCTTCTTGAGTAAATTGGTCTAATAATTTTGTTATTTTTTCTTCTAATTTAGTCATTGTACTCCTTTTAAAATTCCGTTATCGGAAAGATTGAATTTTCAGGATATATCTGTACTGTTTGTTTTATGACATGTAACTTGATATAATGATATAATTCTGATATATCCACAATTTCATCTTCATTGCTATCCGCAGTAAGATTTTTACAACCATTAATCAAAGCATTACAAAAAGGTGAACCATTAGGAAAATCCCAAGTGTATTCATCACCCGCTGAAGAAGCTAATACTTGGTAGCCTTCCTTATTTAATAGGTCAAGTGAAAATTTATCAAATGGATCAAGAACAATTTTTTTGCCTTTATCAATAAAATTTCCTGCATGACAAGTTTCAAGCAAGACAACCTTTGTTCCAGATATCATGCTCAATCGTGCTTCCAATTCATGAACGGTAATGTTTTTACATATACAACCTGTAGAATCAGTTGCTGTAATAACGGGAGTACCACCTTTTACTCCCCCATGTCCCATATAGTAAAAATAAGAGACATCATTATCATCCGCTTCATAAAACGCATCATCTATGCCATTTAAAATATTTTCTTTTGTTGCGTCTAAATTTATCAATTTTTCAATAATTTGAAATTGGGTTTCATTTTCTCCGAATTTGCATTGAGTAAATAAATCTTCTAATTTATCCGTATTCTTTGCTGGACTTGGTAATGTCATACCATTTTCATATTTACTTATACCCACGAAAAAAGCTCGATAAACAACTCCATCTGGTTCAGGTGATGGCGGAGTTGTAAAACATCCTGTTAATAATGCTAAGCCCATTATTAAAATTATTAATTTACTTAGGATTTTTCTCAATTATTTGTTCCACCTTTGTATTATATTTTTCAAATTTCTCATCAGTTATTTCAAGATTATCTAATAACCTTTTTATTGTTGTCCGTAACATTTTAATTTCGCTTGAAGGATTATATAATTTCCCAATTTTTTTTGCTAATGCCATTCTTCTGTCTGTATCAGTAAAATACTGATATTGTGTATAATCAAATGGTACTATTTTCCCATCTATAATTTGGTATAACGGGAAACTCCACCAAGTTGTTTGCTCATTAACTCTAAACAATATACTAAGTATTTTTTCTATGTTGCCATTTTTATCATGCTCGTATTCTATTTCCATTGTATTTTTAATGAAATCATCATCATCTGATAATTCAATTATATAATCATATCCATAGAATTCTACATTTTTAACTTTTGTAACAATTTCACGTTCTATACCGTCTTCATCAAAAGTCATATCTTTTACATCTATATATAGTTTCATCTTACCATCCATCCGTAGTTTGGAAATGTTCCCAATCTGATATATACCCTACAAACCAATCACTTGAAGAATTACAGCCTAAGTCGCCCTGATGCGATGTAGGTGCAGTAGTCCTAACAGGAATCCTAAAACTTCCACTATTGTAAAGATAACAAGCATACCCTATTGTTGATAATTTTACATATCCAGTTCCAGCAACGCCAACTTCCATATTGCCACTTGCTTCGACATTAGATATTCCTACCGTTGCTGTGCCTACACCCAATTGTAATTTATCATAGCCAGATTTATAAAAATTTATACATTGTCCACCACAATCATACATACTAATTCCACTTGTAGCAAAAACAATATCTTGTGTTCCTGTGCCTTTACAGTAAAATCGTGCTCCGTTTATAGTTCCACCTGTAATAGTTCCAGATGTAAGTGTTCCCATATTAGCAGACAATACACTCAAACTCGTTGTATAAATTTGTGTAGCTGTAACTGTATTAGTATATATATCCCCGCCATCAATTTTAGTCGTATCACTTCCATGAGCCCATCCAGAAATTTTAGAGGCAGCCAATCCATTGACCGCAGAAGTATCAGCAGAAGTATGTGTAGAAGTTTTATCTGCATCAGTTGGGGGTTTTGTTCCCCCCAAAGAACCATAATCGAAATCACTTGCAGTTCCAACGAGAGTCAAACTATTTGCATATATATCTCCACCATCAATCATGGTTACATCGCTTGTATGTCTCCATGCTTCTATGTTAGTTTTAGTATTAAGGTCTTGAAACATTCTATCTGTAATACCAGAATCAAGTCCAGCTATAATAATTTTTCCTGCACTAATAGAGGTTAAAGCTACCTTACCAAAATCTGTACCATCTGCTATATTATCTAAATCTCCTGTACATTCAGCCAATAAAATATTACCTGATGAAATATTTGTTACCTTAACTTTCCCATAGGTTGTCCCATTTGTTATATCGTCTAAATCTCCATCACATGCAGATAATAATGCAAGTCCATCCGTTAAAGAAGTTGATAAAAGTTTGCCATAAGTGCCATCGGCTAAATCATCAAGGCTTCCAGTAGCTTCTGATAACAGCACTTTTCCTGCGGTAATACTTGTTCCCAATAATCTTCCATAAACAAATCCATCTTTTATATCATCCATAGTTAAGTTAATTTTGTTTTTGGTTATAATTCCATCTTCAATATGTCTTTCTTGTATAGCGTCATTGTGTATATCATTTGAATATAATCCATCTTCTACAATATCTCGCAAATTTAGGGTAAGTAATTTTAATGCTCTTACTTCTCTTGTTAAATTATCAAAATCCTCTATTGTTATATTCATTATGACCACTCAGCTTCTTCTTCATTATAAACAATGCCATAACCCATAATAGTTCTATCATATTTATCACTTGAATATGCTCTTAAAGATATGGCTCTTGCTCTATTTCCAGTACTTCCTACATTAAATTTATACCAACGTTCTTTATTGGCAACTAAAGTTTGTGCTGTACAACTTGTTTCACTACCATCATCTAATGTATAATACATTGTTAATGATGTTCCTGTCGTAGTTTTAACTTTAACATATATATTATAATAATTTTTCCATATATCAGGTTTTCCAAAATCCATAGGTAATGTTGTATCTGACATAGCAATAGCGGCGCCATCATCATCAAGCCCATTAAATACTTTATAAAGTTGCCCTATTGTAGTCGAACCTGAATACAATTGTAGTCCATCTCCGCCTTTATCCCATTTAGAAAAACAACTAAATCCGAAGCTATGTACTCCTGATGTTCTTGTTCTAAAGTTATAATATACAGTTTCGCTATTAACCGTATTTGCACCCTTTGGATAACTAAGTATATATTTATCTTCAAAATAAGTTGCACAAGCCAAATGTGCATAAGTAGGATTAATATTTTCATAAATATATTGTGATAATAATCTATCTAACTTTGTTCCAGTAGTTCCATCATAATAATATATACCATCATATCCCAAATAAATAAGGATGTTTTCTGCTTGAACTAAAGAACGAGTAGCAATACATCCCTCTCCTATAAATGAGTTTTTAAATTCAAAATTACCTTCATCTATTCCTGATAATCTTTCTAATGAATCTTTGGTTAATATTTGAAAGGTAGTTAATTGTTCGGTTAATCCTGTAACATTTTGCATGTTACCAGTTGGAAACCGAATACTTAATGGAAAATATTCTTGTCCTGTTGAAGGTAAATGTGACAATGAAGTTTCTTCATCTTTTGATACAGCCAATCTTGCTCTACGCTTTGATACTAAATCAGGTGCAGAAACTGGAGCATCATGGTCAGTATGTAATTCGGTTTTAAGCCCTATTGCTGAATCTGAGATTGTAGAAGTATAGGAAGTAGTTGTATTATTTGCAACTTCTCCATCATAATAAAAAGTAGCTGCATCCACTTTTGTTCTATATATTCTTCTTTTAGTTACCTTATCATCACTTGAGCATGGTATAACGATGATAAGCCCATCATTAGGATGTGTATCTGCTGTCATAGCAGCACTTTCGGCTCCACCATCACTTTCGTATCCATCTTCATCTACATAAGTAATTATGAATTTGTACTCACCAGCTTCTAAATCACCATCGGTTTGACTACTATATGTTGGAGCAATTGGAACTGTCATTCCTACATCACGAACATAAGTTCCACCATATTTCATAAAATCTTCTGCTCCATTGGCTATATAACAATGGTCTTTAAAGGTACAAAAATAGGTATCAGAATCAGAAGTAACTACTTTTTCGGTGGCGGCTTTACTTAATAATTTTGTTCCTGCATGTGGTGAAGTTTCTGCCATTTTATACAAATTGGTATTCCAAGCACAAAGAAATTCTTTACTTTCATCTCTTTTATAAAAACGATGCAAACCAGATATTTCATGTCCAGAACCCAATGAAGTTGTATTATATTTCGAGAAACCTTTTCTTTTTTCTATCTGCCCCCTTACATTAAAATGACAATTAAGCAATCCGTTGGGCTCTCTTGGTATATTAGTTAGTTTACCTTCACTTGGAGAAAGACCATCTAATATGCGATATATTTTTTTTTCAGTTGACATAATCTCTCCTTTACAATGCCAATGCTGGTTGAAATGGTTTATCTAATTTATTGGATTTTTTTAAATTTTCTTTTGCTGGCAATAATTGGAGATTAGATAAAGCCCAACATCGTTTAAAATCTGTATGTTCTGGTTTTGTATAATTAAATACGGAAACTGGCACTATATGATCTATATGCAATTTACCATCCAAATAATCATTCCAAGTATAACCTTCTGGCATGGTCTTGTTTAATCTTTTTATCAAATCATCTAAAACATATCCGACCAAATTTTCCCAATGATAACCAACTTTAGAACCATGTAAAGAAAGATATATCAATGTTGTAATTCTGTCATTAAGATTAAACTTTATATCAGTTTTTCGTTTTAAATTGCAATATTGTCTATGTTGTTCTCGTATTTCTTTTTTGTGAGTAGAATAATATTTTTTAGAGTATCCTGTTTTCTTTAACCATTGTTTCTGATGTTTTGCAAGTTCTTTTTTATGGATAAGACGATATTGTGCATGTTTTTTTAAAATTTGTTCCTTGTTATCTATATAATATTGTTTATTATATTCCGTATTCATATTAATCCTTTATCAAATATTTAATGGGTCAGTATTAATATATCCACCCCTATTTTTTTCAGCAGGTATCATTCTTTTTGGTTGATTTTTTTCTCCATATACTACATTATTTATATATACTATACCTTTTTCTACTTCATTCATCTTTAGTAAATAGTCGCCTGTATTTCTTTTTTTGTACCAGCATTGTGCAATAGCATAATCCCTTATATATCTTCTCAATGGAATACATCTATAATCCCCTGAGAATGGTTCTACTTCATCTACTAATGTAGGTGCTCTTTCTACTCCATAAAACCTAACAGTATCTCCCACGCTAAGCTTTGGATAAAATCCTAAATTATCTGCTCTACGATAAAACCTTACTGGTGTTCCTGTATCATCACGCCAATCAGTTCCAGCATATCTATTGAGTTCTATTAAGGTTATTTCATCAATAGATTTATCATTATAAAAAACTGCACCATCATCTAAAGTAATAAAATCAGAAGGAAGTCTTATTTCTCTATTATCAATAATATCATCAGCTAAAATAGTATAATCATAATATTTAGATAATACTTTGGTTGCTGCAGATATATATTCTTGTCCCTCATTTAGCCATCTTGTTATTTCTACATCTGTCCAAAACGACTCAGTTGCTTCATTGATTAGACTCCTTACATCCGTTATCAATTCCGACAGTTTCGCTAACATCTATTTTTTTCTCCTTCATAAGTTTCAAATCACTTCTAAGTCTATCTATTCTGTAATTGATTCTTTTTAATTCCTTCATTATTGATACTATATTTGTGGCTTCTACCTGTTGTCCTATTATAGTAGTCTTTAAATGTGGAATAAATTCTTTTAATACTTTTTGTATTTTTGTCAATTCTACTTGATAATTCATTTATACTACCCCCTTTTCTGGTTTAATTCCTTTCGGAAGTTTACCTTTTTCTTCTAAACTTTTATTTGCATAATATCTATCCTGTTTTGCGTCTATACCTTTTTTGCGCATAAATCTATTGCACCCAGTAATAGATACTTTATTTGGAAATTGCATTTCCATTCTACCATTACACCAATGACAAGCAAAACCCTTTTGTGCTTCCTCGAAGGAAAATCTTCCTTCTTCTATCTTGCCACATTTATTGCATTTAAAATCATAATTTGGCATACTATTCCCCCTTTATTTCTTTTTTGCTACTCTTATTTTAGATTTAGGCATATGTTTAAACATTTCGTGCATTTTCATACCTTTTTTACGAGCAGCAGCACTTGTATAACAATAAGATTTTCCTGTATTTTTATTTGTCATACAAAATTTCTTTTTACCTTTAACACTTTTTGTGCTTAATTTATAAGGCATAATTATACCCCCTTATCCCAATCCGTAATATACATCTCCAGCAGTCCAATCAATGGCACATGCATCTCCAAATCTTAATCCTCTTCCTGGAAATATTTCTGCTTTGTATAATTCTTCCGCAGTAGTTCTCATACTAAATTTCTTTTTAGCAGCAGTATGTGAAGCATCTCCTTCATTGTATATTGCCACAACCGTTGCAGCACTATGGTCAATTACAATCATTTTAATAAAACATCCCTTGAGACTTACCTGAGTATCTGCACCTATCTTAATTAAATCCATTTTTTTGCTCCTTGATATTTAAGATTGCGGTGTTTAAAAAGGTACACCGCAAAACCTTTTTAAGTAGTAAACTTAATATTAGCACTTACAATTATTCTTCCAGTAGGTAAAACTATTGCAAGATATGTATCGTTTGTTCCAGTATCAGTAATATCTATATCTATATCTCCATCTGCTTCGCTTAATAACATATATTCTTTTTTAGCAGTTACAATTAAAATTTCGCCATCTGTTCCAATCGCTGTTTCAGTACTAACAGTTGTTAATTCTTTTGTGGTTCCTGCTGAGGTTGTGCAGAAATAAGCCCTTACATAAGATGGTGCAGTTAAATCATTACCTAAATAATCTTTTAATTGGATTGCAACGTTAATTACATTCGCAACTTCTGCACCTACGGTAATGGTTGCATCTACTGGCATATTATTAAACCATTTTAAGATATTATATAAACCATTGGACTGTCCACTAAATCCTTGTTCTATTGATTTCTTTACAGTCATCATGAACTCCTTTCAGTTTAATAGGAGGGAGAATTACTCCCTCCTTTTATTCTATATTATAGTTGTTGCACCACTTAATATTTGGACACCAAAAGTCGAATGTAAAACCTTAGGTACTAAATATGCTTTCCAACCCATAGTAGAGTAAGTCTCTAATGGGTCGCCAGTTTGTTCTTTAGACTTCTTGATAAGTTTATCCTGAACTCCATTGAATCTAACACCAGCATAACAATCTTTTCCAAATATAGGTGTGTGGAATACAGCACCAGCAGCAGCATATGTTCCCATAGTTCCAGCAGTACTTCTCCAGGGAAGTGAATCTAAGACGAATCTTATTCCACCCCATTCTCCTATTTCTCCATTAAACAGTTTCTTAGAACCTGCATAATGGTCGGCATTTATCCACTCAGAATCATTTCTGATATCGTATTG